CATTGAGACTATTGAGACTGATCTCATACCGCTCAAAACAGAAAACCTCAAACTCGAAGCAGAAGTAGGTCCGATAAAATATATCGCAGAACTGTTCTACGGTAGTGGCGATACTGCTACTATCGATAAAGCAGTGCGTCTGATGATTATTGTTCTTATCTTCGTATTCGACCCTCTGGCAATTCTTTTGGTTATTGCAGCAAATATTTCGATTTTAAGCTTGACAAAGAAAGAAGAAACGGGTATAGTAGAATTTGTTGCTGCTGAGGTTGATCCAACTCCAACAACAGGAGCATCGAAGAAGGTTGTTAAGAAACATAAACCGATGAAGAAACCCGAAGTGGTGGTAGAAAATCCAACAGACTTCTTCACTATGGAAAAACATATGTCTACCCACGATATACCCGCACCAGATCCTCCCAGAAAATCTTGGAGAGATGGTAAAGTTGAAATTGATAAAACCAATATTAGGAGAATGTGATTATGGAAATCGACCGTGAAATGCTCGTAAAGAACCTCAAGAAGATGGACGCTGAAGTGACGTTTACAAAACGTAATGGGGATGTTCGAGTTATTCGATGCACTCTACAGGAAACTGTAGTGCCAAAGAAAACTACTGCTAAGGCCGAAAGTAAGGTGATTAATCCCGATGCTCTGCCTGTTTGGGACACGGAAAATGCAGGTTGGCGCTCGTTTAGATATGATTCAATTACAAATGTGAAATTTATAGCTTGACTTTTCCACGGAAACGAGGTATAGTAACTTATAAATTGAATAGGGCGAACAGATGTATAAGTTGAAAGTTCCGATTGCTGATTCTAAGATTATGGGCGTAGAACCAATCTGGGTTGACGATTATGAACCCACGAATTACCAGTCTGAATATGGTAATGCATTGAGTTGGTATAACTTTATTGTTGACCAGAAAGATTGTCGTGCGTTTCTCGTTGACTGGTTCAAGGAAGATAAGGATAAACTGAAGACTCTTAGTAAAGTTCCTGACAAGTTGCTTCCACGCACCTATGCCAATTCTGCTCGTATTGCTATGCGTGGGTTCCCTCTCAACGAAAGAGATAAGTCTCGTATTTGGGAGAAGGTTGAGGAAACTGTCAATAAGCGTATCAAACTCGAAGAGGATGATGCTTCTCCTGAACCTGTAGTCAAGGTTGCTAAGAAACCGTTGATTGCAGGTCACTTCATTATATCTGATGTTAATGATGAGATTGAGAATCTTGTCATCGGCGAAGATGTAAAGAACATGCCGCAGATTCTTATGCCATATCGTATGACAGATAGACATTACCTTGACTGCGTAGAAAAGATTCAACCTATCCTTGCTGAGTTTGCTGAATTGGTAGAGATTCGTCGGACACCCAAAGCAAACCTAACTGATATGCAGTCGCAGTTGCTCGATAGTTATGCACATCTGACGGGTATGAAGATTGTCAAGGATATCGTTAAGTTACTCGAATCATATGTCAACGATCTCAAGAAGTCATATGTCAGCAAGCAGGTTGCCAAGGTTCGTAAGAAGAAACCAAAGGATAAGACCAAATTGGTCCAGAACCTAAAGTTCCTCGTGGAAGATACTGCACTTGGTGTCACCAGCGTCGAACCTATCAATCTACTAAACTGCAGTGAAGTGTGGACGTTTGACACCAAGACACGAAAGATCTCTAAATACTTCAGTCCAGTCAGCGGAAGCATTACAGTTAGGGGTGCAAGTCTTGTAGGATTTGATGAGAACTTCTCCAACTCCCGACTGCTGCGTAAACCAGAGACTCAAGTAAAAGAATTTGTTAGTCTTGCGAAAAATGGCTTGACTAAATGGTACTCAGCCGTTAGAAGTAAGTCTTCTCCTGTGCGTGCACGACTAACTCCGACTACCTTAATTTTGAAAGTGTTTTGATGAGCGATAATGATAACGTGACATTTCTTAATCCTAAGAAGAAAGCAGAGGATCCAAATCCAGACAAGGAATCTCTATCATACTTCCTGGGGGGGATTGATGAGTACAGTTCTTATCAAGACGCCGAGCGTGCTGGTAAAGCAGTTATGGCAGGAATTACCAAGGTGTGCACTGAGAAGTTTGGTATTACACACCATGAAAGTTTCTATGCTGATGCAGCAGTGGTTTCTGTTTTGGTATACGGCATGTTCTTGCGCCAACGTGGGATGGATACTCCGGAAACAGTTATGCTAACTGATATTCGTAATGCTCTTGATACGACTTTAAATAATGGGGATGAAGAAACGTGATTGTTGTAGATTATAATCAGACTGCAATTAGCAGTCTAATGGTAAATTTGGGAGGTCGTCGAGACGTTGAGATAAATGTTCCTCTAGTTCGGCACATGATTATAAATGCACTTCGGTCATATCGTAAGAAGTTCGGTCCTGAGTTTGGCGAAATGGTTATCGCATGTGACAATCGCCATTATTGGCGTCGTGAGTACTTCCCGAACTACAAGGCAAACCGTAAGAAGTCTCGTGCTGATAGTGGATTCGATTGGAACTCTATCTTCGAGGCACTGCATCTTGTTCGTGCTGAACTTGCTGAACACTTTCCATATGCTGTAATCGATGTTGATGGTGCAGAGGCAGATGATGTCATCGCAGTGCTCGCTGAGTATAGTCAGACCATGAATACCGATGGTCTCATACCCAGCGCTGAACCTTTCCTTGTTCTCTCTGGTGACCATGACTTCAATCAGTTGCAGAAGTGGAGCAACGTTAAGCAGTATGCTCCTGTTCAGAAAAAGTTTATTAAGTTGACTGAAACTCCTGATGCAGTTCTCATGGAACATATTATCATGGGCGATAAGGGCGATGGTGTCCCCAATATTCTTTCTGGTGACGACACCTTTGTTAATGGCGACCGTCAGCGTCCTATTCGCAAGGAAGCACTTGCACTCTGGAAGACGCAGAAACCTGAAGACTTTATCAACAGCGACGAAATGTGGCGGAACTACCAGCGCAACCGTGAACTGGTTGACCTATCGCGCATTCCTGAGGACATCAAGGAAAGTATTATAGATAATTATGAGATGCAGAAAGAGGGCGATCGTTCTGGTCTTTTGAATTATTTTATCGCGAATCGTATGACACAATTAATTGAACTAGTGGATGAATTTTAAATGGCAATAACACCCAAGAAATTTAGGCAAATCAACGAGGCTCTTGACTGGGCAGTTGAAGCAAAGACAACCGAAGAACTCTCCGCACGTGTTCGTGCAATCTCAGTAAGCAACTCTATTCTTATGCGACTTGTCGCGTGGGGTGTTGGTTACGAGCAGGGTCCATGGAATCTACCAGAAGGTAAGACTCCTTTTAAGGATGAGGGTCTCCCAGAAAATATGGGCGATACTACCATTACACAGGAATTCCGTCGCATTCTAACTCTACTACCAGAAGGCAGCGCCAGTAAAGTACCGCAATTCCGCAGAGAGGAAATTTGGATGCAAATCTGTCAGGGTGTAGTTTCTACTGAAGTAGAAATTCTTGATCTTGTAAAGGACCAGAAACTTCTCGAAAAGTATCCCACGTTGGCGACTGTTCTAGAATCTTTTCTTATTGGATGGAAAGCACCTGAGGTTAAGAAGTCGTCACGATCAAAAAAGTCTTTAGTAAATTAATCTTTACTTTATTTCGCAAACGCGAGAGTAGAGAACTCTTGGTTGTTTGGGGGGTTAAACAGAAGATATGATCTACACAGATAAATTTGCCTTTATACACATTCCAAAAACATCTGGGATGAGTATAAAGGTGAGTATAAAATCAAATTGCCCTGATGCAAAATACATGCCTGTCGATCCGTTCAGCGAAGAAAGTACGGACTGGATACAGTTAATGCAGATGCATAATCCTTACTCTTATTGGGAGTCGTTGGTTGAAGATCGATGGGTGTTTTCTGTTGTGAGAAATCCGTTTGTCAGAGCTGTAAGTTTTTATGTATTTTTAAAAACCATATATGATTTTAAAGATAACCTTCCTGACTTGACTTTTGAAGAACTGTATACAAAAAAAGATAACAACTTTCATATTCCAACTACTACGCAAACTGAATTTCTAACAGGAAGTAAAGGTATCGTTCCAAATATTTTTAAATATGAAGATGGGTATGCTGACATTGAAGATAAATTAGGTTTTAAGATATCTCAAAAAATGAATGTTACTCCTCCATATAATTATTTGGATTACTATGATAAATCTAGAGAGAAATTGATCCTTAATCTATTTGAAGAAGATTTTGGCAACTTTAATTATAGCACTAGTTTGCCCATATAAATAGATCTTTCCAGCACCTACGAAGAAGGAACATCGATGGGGCAAATTCTTGAACACAAACACCTGATTATCAGGGCTGAATTGAACAATCCTCCAACTTGTGCAGAAGCGATTCAAGATTGGATGAAGACATTAGTTTCTAAAATTGGTATGAAAATACTGATGGGTCCATATGCGATTTACTCGGATATGGAAGGTAATCGTGGTCTGACCGCAGTTACTATTATCGAAACTAGTCATATTGCTATGCATGTGTGGGATGAAGTTTCTCCTGCTCTTATGCAACTTGATGTCTATACGTGTTCAGCGCTGAATACGAAGGATGTTTTCGAGGCGCTCCAGGAATTTGATCCAGATCATGTCGAGTTTAAGTACATTGATCGTGAGCATGATTTGACGTTGATTGATAAAGGCATTGTAAATGAGGTTTTACCTCTTTCAACATAAGACGGAACTGTGGATCGTAAAGGATCCAACTATCGTTCCAAAACCTCGTGAGTTGATTCTACAAACAACCAATATTGAGTTGATTCGCGAAACTGCTTCTAAACAACAAAAGATCTCTAAAGTCGTCGACAAGGTAACTCGTCAACGTAATAAATTGCACACTCCAGAAGGCAGAGAAAAAATTGCCGAGGCAAAGAAGGGTAGTAAAAACCCAAATGCCAATGGATTGTCAGATGAGCATCGGGCAAAGATTAGCAGGACGATGAAGGGAACTCGTCGAGGAGAGAATAATCCGATGTATAATCGGAGGCACTCCTACGAGACTCGCCGCAAGATGAGTCTTATGCAAAGTATGCGTGTGCGAAAGTGGTGTGTTGAACCTAGTGGCAAGACGCATCTGGTCGACCCAAGATCGTTCAGTCTACCGAGTGGATGGTTATGGGGGAGACATTACGATCCATACAAATAAATTAAAAAAGTATTGACTTCATCTTAAATAAAGCGTATATTGGTTCTCTAACTAATTGGAAGCGTGTCAGAGTGGTCGATTGATCTAGTCTTGAAAACTAGCGTACCGAAAGGTACCGTGGGTTCGAATCCCACCGCTTCCTCCAGTATTGGACCCTTAGCTCAGTAGGTAGAGCAGGATGCTTTTAACTTCAAGGTCGCTGGTTCGAATCCAGCAGGGTTCACCATTTTTTGAAATAAAATGAAAATAAGTGTTGACTTCTTCTACGTTTTGAGGTATACTGTGTGTATAGTTTGAAAGGAAATTGACTATGTTGACTCTTCGTGATATTAATGTCGCTACCAACTCTAAGGATGGCAACATCTTTTCAGACCTACACAAAGATGTGTATGGTTTCCGTCCTCGTGATGTTACCTTCTCTTCAACTGAAGAGTTTGATGCTGAATACGAGCGTCTCGTCGGGATACTCTCTGTGCAGATCGACGAAGAAAAGATTCGTCAGGATCGTAACTTCGCTGAGTTCGTTTGTCGTGTAGACGGCATCATGGGTTTGGTCAAGAACTGCTTTGATAATGCGGCAGCAGTCGCCATTATCTGTGAAGCAGAAGGCATTGATGACGAAGAAATGCGCTTCTATGGTTGGGAATCTCTTGAGTATCGTCTCGAT